AATTTTTATATGTAACACCTTCAACTGTAACAGATCCAACTGACCATTTAATAGCATCAGCCCCATCATAAATACCAACTACACTTTCATAGCTAGTCCTAGGAATAGCTTTTATAAAATCATTTACTCTACGAGAAATTTCTGTAGGTTGACCATCATAAGTAAATTTATAGAATCCAGATGAATGATGGAAATAAATGCCATCTTTTCCCTGAACAATAGATTCTTGAGAAAATGTTCCAACATTATAAGCTGGATATGGATCGACATTGTCTACTCCATATATACGATAAATATTATTTTGTTTGAAAAGCAGTAACGCTTTAGGAACTCTGAATAATCCAGTAATTGATTCTCCGTCTTGAGGAGAAAACTTAGTTATAAAATTAGTAGTTATATCGAAAGTAAGGTCTTCATAAGTTATTCCATCTAATGATTGAACGATATCAGTGTAGTAAATAATATCATTAGCTGAATCAGCTACCCAGACACGTCCATCAAAACCTGCTTCAATGAAATCTCCTTTAGGAAAATCAGCTGGAACAGCTGTATCAGAAAAACCAGCACCAGATGATGTCATAACTGCACTACCTGCATTACCATTAACCATCCAAGTCTCATTTAAAAACTGACTGAATCTAGCCTTATTTGTATTTGAAAGTGTTCTAACAGATGTCCATGAAACTCCATTCCATACAGAAATATCAGTACCGACTTGAGCAAATAATCTTTTATTACCTCCTTGAATATTTAAAGTTCCGAAAGAAATTACACTTCCAGCTACAGTTTCAGCATATTTAGTAACGCCTAATCGAGTAGTTATTGAACCAATTCTATCAAAGTGAGCATTAACTGCTAACTGAACAGAATTCTCTGGACAGACTGTATCACTTAATTGAGCAGAACGAATAACACCTTCTGTTGGGTATAGCATTTTGATGTCTTCTATTGATGGCATAATTTTATTTTTAATTTTCCTATCCTCCCACTCATCCGCAAAGCTAAGCGGGAAGGAGAAAAACTAAACTGTTACGTCTGTCACTAAACCATTCACAACAGTAATAGTTGCTACTGGACCAGTGGGACCAACGCTATAATCTCCAGTAGGACCATCTGGACCAGTGTAGCCAGTTGGACCAGTTGGACCTGTAGCTCCTAGAGGACCGACAGGACCAGTGTAACCAGTTGGACCAAATCCAGTGTAGCCAGTATATCCAGTTGGACCAGTCACAGTTGAATCTGGACCAGTATAACCGGTTGCACCAGTTGCTGAAGTTGCACCATTTGGACCAGTGTAACCAGTTGGACCAGTTGGACCAGTTTCGCCAGCACCTGTGTAACCTGTATAACCTGTTGGACCAGTAACTCCCGATCCAGTATAGCCTGTATAACCAGTATAGCCAGTTGCTCCAGCTGCGCCAGAACCAATTGCTAACCAAGATGGATTAGCAACTGTACCAGTCATTTGGTAAACAGCTGAACCGTCTGTATCCTGGAGTAAACATTCTAATGCAAATAGATTTGCATAATTAGTACCAGCATATGGAGTTCCACCAGTTACTGTACCGAAAGTAATAAGTCTATATTGACTTGTATTACTTTGTGCTTCCTGTTGTTGAATATCAACTAAAGGAATTAGCGGGTTTATTTTTGCGATATATTTATATTGCCAGTATTACGCTAGATTTTATCATAGCTTTTACTGTCAATGATTAAGCTGTAATTATAGTGGTAGTTTGACCAGTATAAAGATTATCAAATAAAGATTGTAATAAATCTTCAAATTTCTTTAAATCTGGATCATTGCTCTTTAATGAAGTATCCTTACGATACTTTATAGCATAGCGTAAATACCACTTGTAAATCTCTCTGTAGTGCTCTGGGAGCTCTTGAGAAAGACTCACAACCTCATCAATTTTTTTGTAATAGTCAATGTAAAGATTGTTTCCTTGCATTGAGTCTGGAACTATTCTATCGAAGAACAATTTGTCTTCATATACGGTATAATAGATAGGCTGTGAAATTGTAGGTCTCGACCAGACCTTAGTTCCATCAGGAATATTTCTCGTAATTCCTGTAACTCCGGTTAATTGATTTGTTGTTAAATCTATTCCAGTGTAAGCAATCTGCATAATTTCCTCATCATAATCTGTAGTTGCTACATAAGCTACACCAGATGCACTGTCAGGAAAATCTCCTACAGTGTCTAATGTTATAGTTACCGCTCCTATTAAGGTTTCTCCTGAAGTATCTCCTCCCATTACTGAGAAAGCAATCTGATTCCATGAGCGTTTATCTATATATCTTAAATTAAATGGTGTTAGTATATTATCAATTAAAAATCTAGCAGCTAATACAGACTGATCTGTTTCAGTAAAATCAATATCAGTTGGTAAATCAACGAAATTCTGCCCAGCTAATATTTTTACTGGATGTTCAAAGTTTTGTTGCCAAGCATGACGGATGCCATATAATTTAGCAGCTGTAAACTTTCTAGCATCATTAATTGCTGATATACAAAAAGTTGCATTAATTCTATTGTCATCTCTATCGACTCCCATTGCATCTAAAACTGGATATATCAATGATGCTACTGAATTTGTTGGATAAGCATCAACACTTATAGCAGTTGAATAATCTGATAGTAATCCAGTTAATGAATTTTTCCACTGTATCTTATAATAATCAGTAGTCAGTCCAGTAGTATCATAGACAACAGTGTTTTGTTGAGTCACAAAAATGTTTTGAGCACTACCAAAAACTGAATAAACACCATCAATAGTCGCACTTTTTGATACGACTATCTGATCCCATTTAAGTTCACTAGCAGAATCTCCACGATTATGAGCCATTGTTGTAGCTAAAGTAACAAGTTCATTAATTGTATTAGAAGTCGATGTTACTATTTCTGCATTTTCAGCTCCCATTGACGATAACAATAATAGAATTGATGCTCCATCAGTGAAGTCGCTAGTATTATCTACTGGAATAGCTAATGCTCCAGCAGCTATATTATTACTAACATAAGTAAGAACCTTAACATCCAATTCATTTGGAACATTTATTGTATTACCTATATTATTTGTAATTTTTATTTGAGGATTCATCTTGTTTATTATTTATTTTCTCATGTATATTTTTATTATACAATTTTAAACATCTTCGGTCAATTTAAGCTCTTCCAATTTCTTGGCTAACAAGGCTCTGTCTTCTTCTACTTTAGACCACCCCAATGAATATGTATCATCCATTTCAGCCCCCTGGGTAAAGTGGTAATGCTTAACTATTGCTTTTCCAGCTCTCTTGAAAATTCCTAATTTTCTCATCTTAGCTGTAAGTAGATTGTCTACACCAACATGCCAGAAATCAGTATCAAATATTTCACCTATCTTTTTAACAATATCTCTTCTGATCATAAAGTGCTCATTAATATTACCTTCATCTAGAGATACTTGACCTGTATTAAATGCTACAAAACCTAAATCTCCTTCCAATAGAGCCTCATTAATTGACTCTGGAGTAAATTCAATATCATTAGAAGCAAACACTATCCATTCTCCTCCTGATTCTTCAAATCCTTGTTTCACAAGTTTTGGAACACCGATTCTATTTTCAAAGCTATCTTGCTTGATAATTGCTTCAATCTTATCTTTTGGATAATTTAGTGCCTTTATGGAGTCCGTACAGCGTTTTAATCCTTCTTCGCGACCCAAAGTAGGTATAATAAATGAAATTTTTGGATCTGATTTTTTAACAGGTGCATCCTGATAAAACTGAGCATCTGAAAGATACTTTGGACTGGTTGGAACAAACTTGATTGCTTTTTGCCAGTGTTCTTTACTTTTTACTCTGTCACCAACTGCCCAATATGATACATATAATAATTCGTGAGGAGCATGTTCATAGTATGGTTGATGATTTGAATAGAAAGGTAATTGAGTAATAGTTAAAGCTGCTTCTGCATAAGCTATAACCTGTCTGTGCATACCTTTAGATTGATAAAATTCAGCCATACGCATTAACGGTTCTCTTCTCGCTTCCTTTTCTACTGACAATGAATACCATTTAAGCATTTCAGCAGTATCTCCTAATTTTTTATAACAATCTCCGATATGAAGCATTGATTGAGCAGCCTCAGTACCCCATTTGCCCATTGAGATATGGTTTTTAAATTCTTTTATTGCTGATTTTGTTCTTCCTAAATACATCATTTCCCTGGCGAAGTAGTGAGAATTACGATCATTCTCAGGATTATTGAAACAATCAAGGGCAAGACCTTTAATATACCCAGAACGGTTAGTTTTTTCGTTTTGAAAATGTTCCAGCTTGATTACATTCTCTTCTGTAAAAATACGATTAGCTTCCCCCTGTAGTACTTCATGAATTATTCCTACCCACTTTGTTTTTGTTTTATTATAAAATTTACTTTGCCTAAATTTAATTACAGGGTTGCCAAGTTGGTCATGACTGAAAACAAAATTATATTCAAACTGATCATATCCATCGTCAATTAGTTTATTTATTTTATCTACATCAAGTTTAGTAAAAACCTCATCGCAGTCCATTGTAGAAATCATATCTAGTTCAGTAAAACTTACACAATGATTTCTAGCACTTGCAAAATCGAATAGAGAGTCACCCTCTTTGACTACTGGTGTTTCACCTTCTATGACAAATTTACTATTTATTTTATCTGCCATCTCTTTGTCAATTTGTATTCTAAACTTGTCACCGACAGACTGGACTTTACACCCTAAACTTTTGGCGACCTCTACCGTATTGTCAGTTGATCCAGTGTCTAAAATATAAACATTGCCTCCCCTCTCTTGGAAGTCTTTAAGTGAGCTCATCATTTTTGGAATGTGGTTTTCCTCATTCCTTGATATTGCTACAATATCAAATTTTGGTTTGTTCATTTTTTTGCGGATTAATTTTTAATTATAAGAAACTTTTTTCTCCATCTCTTTTGTCATTTGAGTCAGGATCAATCATAATTTGTTGACCTTCCTCTTCTACTATTTGTTCCTCTACCACTGGAGGAGTTTCAGTCTCTACTACTGGAGGAGTTTCAGTCTCTACTACTGGAGGAGTTTCAGTCTCTACTACTGGAGG